GCCCTAAACGCTGTTCAACTTCAAGCCAAGCTCATCGGCTTTGATTTATGAGCCTGCTGGCTAATGCACCTGGCGGCAATCTCCTTGAACCCGTCATCCCCATTGATCAGCAGGATGAACGCGATTGGACCCCGTTTGCCGATCAGCTCTATCAGGGTCTGACTGACCCGCAGCGTCAGGTCTGGGATGCGCCCGAGCGTTTCAAGCTGCTGTGCTCAGGCCGTCGTTTTGGCAAGACCTACCTCTGCATCAGCCGCCTTGTTGCCTGGGCCGTTGAAAATCCCGGCAGCTTGAACTGGTACGTCACGCAAACCTACAAATCGGCAAAGCAGATCGCATGGCGTCAGCTCCGGGTCATGGTGCCGCCAGAGATGTTTGCCCGTAAAAACGAATCCGAGTTATCCGTTGAATTGAGCAATGGCAGCGTGATCGCTTTGAAAGGCGCCGAATCCGCTGATGCCCTTCGTGGTGTTTCGCTCAGCAGCCTGATCGTTGATGAGGCCGCATACGTCAAGCAGGAAGCTTGGGAGATGGTGCTGCGTCCTGCGCTGTCTGATCAGGGCGGGCCTGCGTGGTTCATCACCACACCTGCTGGTCTGAACTGGTTTCACGATTTATGGGAGCAGGCCGAGGGTCAGCCTGATTGGTCCACGTTCAGCTTCACCACGATTCAAGGCGGCAACGTCCCAGCCGATGAGGTTGAGGCCGCAAGGCGCACGTTGGATGATCGGACCTTCAGGCAGGAATATCTGGCCAGTTTTGAAACGCTGTCTGGCCGTGTCTATCCAGATTTCAGCGACGAGAACATTTCTGAGGATGTCCGCGACACTGGCGGGCCGATCCTGTGGGGCACTGACTTCAACGTGAGCGTTCTGGCCGGGGTGCTTGGCAGCCGCGTTGGTGACACCCTCCATATATGGGATGAGGTGTCCGTGATGCAGACCAACACGGATGAAGTGTGCTCGATGCTGCGTGAGCGGTTCAGGGATCGAAAGGTCATTGCCTACCCGGATCCAACCGGCAGCGCCCGCAAGACTTCATCCGCTGGCCGCACTGATCACGAGATCATCCGCCAATACGGTTTTGGCTGCGTCAGCCCGAAGGCGCCGTGGGCCGTCAAAGACAAGATCAACGCCACCAACAGCTTGATCCGCAACGCCAATGGCCAGATCCGCCTGTTCGTTCACCCACGCTGTAAGAACACCATCAAGGCATTGCGAAACGTGACCTACAAGCAGGGTGCTGATGACTATGTGATCGACAAGTCTGCCGGAATCGAGCACTGGACTGACGGCCTGGGCTATCTGGTCATGTCGGAGTACAACCCGCTTTACGCGAACGCTGGCCGCGGCACGGGCATCAGGCTATATTGACGCCACCAGCGAAGTCCCCTGCTGGGTGCTGGCGAGAGTCAGCCAACTGGAACTGAAGTCGGGCAACCGCTGCGGCGATCCGAGGGACGATTCAGATACACATGCGTCGGGCGAGGGAGCCCCTGCGAGAGCGGGGGTTTTCTTTTGCCTGTTGACAAAGGTCTGGGGTATACCCCATAATTGGTCAACGGGGGCGACCCCACCAACACACCAGACAAATGACCAACGCCACTCGCGCCACTAAGGCGCAGCTAATCAATCTGCTCAACCAGCAGGCTGCCATCACTTCAGAGCTTGAGCACCAAGTGAACAAATCCAAAGAAAAAACCACGTTCGCCCTTTGGGTAGCTGCAATCAGCTTCACTCTCGGGCTCCTGTTCTGATCGCCCAGCCCCTTCGGGGGCTTTTTCTTGCCTTCGCCTCTATCGTGAACGCGCCGCACATATCCGATGGCAACTTACCTCTGGCACGAAATGGAAGCTGCTTACGACGCAGCTCAAGATCTTGACGCCCAAAATTTCAGTCAACCCGCCGCGGCCATCCTGTCTGTTATCCAGCAGTGGCTCTATGAAGAGGGCTTTGACGAAGCCGCCGACTCACTAGACGAAGAGATCTTCCACGCCGAAGAATCTGATTGACTCGCTGGGTCGGTTCTACCCGTAAGGCTGAACGCCGTGTGTGGCGGTATCGGAGGCCCAGCCAACATTCAGCATTAACCTAGAACCATAGAATTTGTGCATGGCTAGGCGCGCAAGATGACTTACACCGGTTTCAAGCACTACGACCGGAACATTCAGCGCCAAGCAACCCAGGTGCAGGATCCGTCTGGCGCTTGGGCCGCGATGGAAGCCCATTGGATCTTGATTGAAGATCTGATGGAGGGCACCTATGGAATGCGCCGCAAACATCGCCGGTATCTGCCGCAGGAACCCCGCGAACTGGACGAAAGCTTTGATAACCGCCTAGCCCGCTCTGTTTGCCCGCCCTACTACCAACGTCTTGAACGGATGTTGGCTGGCATGTTGACGCGCAAGCCGGTCAAGCTGGATAACGTCCCAGACCTGATTCGTGAGCAGCTGTTTGACGTAGACCTGCAGGGGAATGATCTAAACATCTTCACCTATGAGCTGACGCGGAAGATCGTTCGATACGGCCACGTTGGCGTCCTAGTTGACTTCCCAACTGCGACTGACGACGAAACACAAAACATCACCGATGTTGCAAGTCTTCGTCCTTACTGGGTTTGCTACACCCCGCGGGACATCCTTGGTTGGCGTTCTGAAATCGTCAACGGCGGCCAGCAGCTGACCATGCTCCGCCTGATGGAGCGCGTCATCGTCGCTGATGGTGAGTTTGGCGAAAAGTACGTTGAACAGATCCGCGTTCTGCGTCCTGGCTCTTATGAGCTGCACCGTCAAAGCGAAAACAACGGTGATTTTGAGAAAGTAGCCGAAGGCCAGACAAGCCTTGATTACATCCCCTTTGCTGTTGCTTATTCCAACCGTGTTGGCCTGCTTGAGTCACGCCCGCCGATGGAAGACATCGCAGAGCTGAACCTCAAGGCATATCAAATCCAGAGCGATCTGGACAACATGCTGCACATCAGCGCCGTGCCGATGCTGGCGTTCTTCGGGTTCCCGAGTTCTGCCGAGGAAGTCTCCGCTGGCCCTGGTGAGGCAATCGCATTCCCGGCTGAAGGCCGCGCTGAATACATCGAGCCTGACGGCAAGAGCTTTGAAGCGCAGTTCAAGCGCCTTGAGCAACTCGCTAATCAGATCAATGAACTCGGCCTATCTGCTGTCCTGGGTCAGAAGCTCTCAGCTGAAACCGCCGAAGCCAAACGCATTGATCGCAGCCAAGGCGATAGCACCATGATGGTCATCGCTCAGCAGGTGCAGGATCTGATCGACAACTGCCTGCAGTTCCACGCAGACTTTGTGGGTCAAGCTCAAGCCGGTTCCAGCTATGTCAACCGGGATTTTGTGGGCGCACGCCTTGAGCCTGCGGAAATCCTCGCGCTGCTGCAGCTCTACACCGCCGGTTCCATCAGCCAGAAAACACTGTTGGATCAGCTCAGTGAAGGCGAGATCCTGGGCGATGATTTCGACGTTGAGGAAGAGCTGGAAGCAACGCAAGCAGGCGGTCTAATCGAAATGGGCGGCGGCATGGATCTGATTTCCGGTGATATGCCAGCCGAGGAAGTTTCGATGGAAGATGACCAAGCCGCCATTGAACAATGACGCAATCCGGCGTAACGCCTCGCCTTCTCAACGTTGAGCAGTTCAAGCGCCGGATCAATCGCAATGACCCGGTTGCCAATATCTACCGCAACGCCATTGACCTGAACCGCTTCAGCAATTCAGTTGCCCGTCAAATTGTGCGGGACTACAACAACATTGTTCTTAGTGCGGTTGCCGATCTACGGGCAATCAACCTTGGTGAAGCTACAGCAGGTGCCGGGATTGTTGCGCCGTCTTCTGTGCAGGCTCAGCGTTTGCGCGTGATCTTGGCGCAGCTGAAGGAATCGCTTGACGGCTGGGCTGGTCGCAGTACGGCTTATGTGACGCAAGAGCTGCAGGGCTTGGCTGAACTTCAGACAGGCTTTGTGCAGGAACAGATCAGGCTGGCAATTAGCGGCGGCGTGACTGATGCGCGTGAATTGCTGCCATCACAGGTGAATGCTCTAGCCCAGGTGAACACGGTGCAGGTGGCGCCAAACTTTGCGGCCAGTGTTGCCACGGTGGATCCGACTGATGTCAACTTGGTTGTGCCCTTAAATGATGCGCGAGTGTTGGCAGCGATTCCTGGACAGGCTCCAACAACTGCGGCTTTCAACTTGACTGCTGGACAGGGCGCAGCCATCACGCTGCCCAATGGCGATGTTGTGTCGAAGGCGTTTCGTGGCTTGGCCGAATCTCAAGCGCAGCGATTCAACGCGGTAGTCAGAACTGGGATTCTCAGTGGCGAACCAACTGCCCAGATCGCACGCCGTCTGATCGGAAGTCTTGACTTTGGAGACCTTGCTAAGACCGCACGACAGCAAGCATTAGCCGGTGGTGAGCTGACCAAGATGGCTGACCATCAGGTGCTGACCGTTGTTCGCACGAGTGTTCAACAGGTTGCCAACGCAGCCAGTACGCAGGTTTATCAAGCCAATCAGGACATCACCAAGAAATACCGCTACGTCGCCACGCTTGATAGCCGCACTTCAGCGATCTGTCAAAGCCTTGACGGTCAGGAATTTGAATACGGCAGAGGGCCAGAGCCGCCGGTTCACTTCAACTGCCGCAGCACGACGATCCCCATCATTGACTACGAAGGGCTCGGTATTCCTGAACCTGACTGGGGAACGGGTCCATCACAGCGGGCCAGTGCCAAGGGTCCAATCAGCGCGGTCACCACTGTTAAAGGCAGAAAGACATTCAACAGCTATGGCTATTGGCTTCGTGATCAGCCCAAGGAATATCAAAGGGAAGTGTTCCGCAGCGACTCCCGCGCCGCGTACTTCAGGAAGCTTGCCAATAAATACGGCCCGCAAGACGCGCTGAGCCGCATGGTCCGCGAAGACGGCACCGAAGTCACCTTGAAGCAACTGCAGCAGAGTTATGGGAGCGTTCGCACCGATTAAAATTAAGAAAATTCCTTACGGTCATGGCCCGCAGGTACTCACGCGACAAAAATGGCCGTTTCGCCTCTAAGGGCGGTGGCGGCGGAATGGGCAAATCCAAAAAGCCCCGCAAATCTGATACTGCCTTCCAGAAATCTGGCAAAGGTGGCGGCAAAAGTGTGAAGGCTGGCCGTGCTGCCAAGGCTGCCTACAAGGCAAAAGAAGGCAAGCGCCGTTTGAGTAATTTGACTAAGCGGGACAAAGGCTCTACACGATGGACTGGAGGTAGCCAGCGCGGCAAACAGGCAGCGGCAAAGCGCGCAGCCAAGGGCACTGGTTACAAGAGAACCCGCAAGTCACGCGGTTGATCACTCAATAAAATCTTCCCAGCTGCCAACGTCTTCCATTACGGCTTGCCAAAAATCTGGGACCAGCAAAAGATCGTCATCCTCATCAAGGGTGGCGATTTTTAATTGCGATGTCTGCAGGTTGCCGCAGGTCAAAAAC